GCTTTGGTTCAACCTTGTATTCTTCTCTGAAGAATGTTCCTGAAGACTGTACTTTTGATCAATCTAAAGGAGTCCAGGAAATACAAGGTTACATGCAGAAGGGTGGAAAACTAGTTGCATTCGATTTATCCAATGCAACAGATAGATTCCCAGCTGATCTAACTTTCGATATGTTAGATGCCAATAAAATTGGTCATCCTCATGATCGAGAGCTATTCAAAAAGGTTTCTCGTGGAAAATGGACATCTCCTTTCGGTGATGTTTCATGGTCTAACGGGCAACCTCTGGGTCTCTTTCCTTCTTTCGCTGCCTTTGCGTTATCACACCACGCATTAGTGCGGAGTGTGAACCCGACTTTCTACAGACTCCTAGGAGATGACATTGTCATTGACAAGGAGCATGCAGGCGAACTCAAGAAAGCATATACTATGCTTGGCTGTAAGATTTCAATAGAAAAATCTATTGACTCTGACCGCCTTACTGAGTTTGCAGGTAGGGTGATAACCAAAGATAGAATCTTTATACAGCCAAAATTCCGGGATATTTCCGATAGATCTTTTTTAGATCTAGCGAGAAATACCGGACCAACGATCCTCGGTGTCTTGAAACCAAGACAGAGAGAGATTGTGAAACTTTTGGCTGAGGTTCCAACTAGTGTTCTACCTCTAGGTTTGAATTGGAATCCGAAAGGAAAACCATTTAACCAAAGAGTAGAAGAATCTAGGGATGTTATAGACAGGCTCGCTCAGAATGATGAGAAATATCTCAACGTTTCGAGTCCGACGTCAAAGTCTTTAAGTGACCTAGGTTCAGATATTGTGATGAGATATCATCAAGATCTGACTAGTTTGCCTTTCTATGGTGGTATGTCAAACATACACTTGGTTCAGGTACATCAATCTATTAAGGTTGATGAACCCCTCCAAATTCTGAATAAGAAAATGGATGAGCTCATGAGACCATTGAAAGTGGTTTCAAGATCCAAATTGGATTTTGAGGGATCTCTTCTTCGACATCTTAATGTCGATCGTGTGGAATCAGACAGGATTATTCCTGGTTGGTCTCCTACACGAGTTAGAGAATCTGATCCTCGAGGAGTGAGTCTTCTTACTATCATTGAAAGTAAGATGTACTCGGGTGGCATAAACGCTCCCAAACACTCCAAATTGAAGCAGAAACCGGCACGATCTTTAGATCACGCA